ATGCCGAAACTCACCAATGAGCTGATTGAGCAGATCGTCGCCGCAGGCGTCGAGCGTACCGTTTTCGACAGCGCAACACCGGGCTTCGGCTTCCGGCTCACGGCCAAGGGGAAGGCCATATGGATCGCCCGAGCCCGCGCTGGCACCAACCGCGCCAAGATCAGCCTGGGCACCTATCCCGAAAAGAAGCTGTCGGCCGCCCGCGCCGAGGCGCACGCCGCGTTGCGAGACATCCGAGACGGCAAGGACCCTCGGGCCGAAAAGGCAATTAGGCGGGCCGCTCTCGTCGCCGGGCAGATCACCGTCGCCGAACTCGCCGAGCGATGGCTAAACGAATACGTGCGCCCCAAGCTGAAGCCGCGGACGATCGCCGATTACGAGCGGCTGGTCGAGGACCGGATCAACCCGCGGCTCGGCGCCATGCCCGTCGCGCAGGTGTCGAAAAGCGACGTGATTAGCTTCCACGCCTCAATGGCGAACACGCCGCGCCGGGCGAATTACACGGTCGCGACATTCCGCGCCTTGATGACCTTCGCCGAAGACGTCGGATTGCGGCCGCCGCTCTCCAATCCCGCCCGCAAGGTCAAGATGTACCGCCAAGGCCAACGGGAGCGCTTCCTTTCCGAGGAGGAAATCGGCAAGGCCGCCGACGCCATCGCCGCGGCCGAGGACGAAGGCAAGATCGGCAAGCACGCCGCGGCCGGGCTGCGGCTGGCGCTGTTCACCGGAGCGCGGTCAGGCGAAATCTGCGCGGCGCTGTGGTCGCATGTCGATTGGCAGCGAAAGCAAATCCGCCTCCCCGACAGCAAGTCGAACGAGCCGCGAACGATCCACCTCAGCGACGCTGCGATCGAGATCCTGAAAGACCTTGACCGCGTCGGCCCCTACATCGTCGCGGGCGCCATCAAAGGCGAGCCCTACAAGAACCTGTCCCGTGCCTGGATCATCGCTCGGGCATACGGCGGGCTGCACGATGTCCGGCTGCACGATCTGCGGCACAGCTACGCCAGCCTCGCCGCCGGCCGCGGCGTCTCGCTGCAGATGATTGGAAAGCTGCTCGGGCACAAGGTCCCGGCGACGACACAGCGCTACGCGCATCTGGCGCGCGACGCTGTGGCAGCAGTCAATGACGAACTTGGCGCCGCCATGAGCGCAGCAATCAGTAGCCGCAAGGGAGCGAAGCCATGATCGATGGTCGCTATACCGACGCCGAGAGGCAATGCATTGCAAAGGCCGCGCGCTGCAGAGATGAGGAAACACTGAACGCCATTATCGGCGATCTAGAGAAATTCGTGAGGCTGAACTCTTCGCCCGCGCTCATCAACGCGAAGCAAGATCGCAAGTTGTGGAATGATGTTTCGAAGAAAACAGAATCCCTTGCTTCGGCTTTGGCTCGAATTGAGTGGTGGGACCCTAGCCCCTTCGACCACATAAGGAAGCATGGCGAGATTGAACGTGCCGCGTTCGTCACAAAACTCAACGAATTGGCCGAATATTCGCGAGTTATGAGTAGTTTCTCAAATCGACTCGTTCCATCGGTGCGCGTTAGCAAGAACCGATGGTTGTTTCGTGGCGTCTTTTGTGTCTGGACCGATCGCCTCGGCTTTAAGCTCCGCTTCTCCCGCGATGCGGATACGAAAAGAGTGAAGGGACCGCTGTGGGATTTCTTCGAGGCAGCAGCAACCCCAGTCCTTGGAACCAATCTCCCAAGCAGAGAGACGTTCGCAGACGCGGTGGAAGCTGAAAAGCAGCGGCGGGCAAAAAGGCAACTGACCAATTCCAACCGGACAGGGACGTACGCTACGGAGGAGAACATATAGGGGGATAGAGAATTGCACTTTTCTCGATCCCACCATCTGTGCGCAAACCGACCCACGGCGTAATTGAACTATCGGTTTCAACGCTAACCGATAGGACAGCAATGACAGCAACTGCCAACAACAGCCGCTCGCCGGCTGCGAATGCCGCGCCGTCCACCGTAAATCCCGATGAGCTAATCGAGGCCACAGAGGCCGCCACGCTGCTGCGGCAGAAACCGCAGACGCTCGCAGCCTGGCGCTGCGACGGTAAGGGTCCCGAGTACGTCAAGATCGGCCGACGCGTGCTCTACCGACGCGATGCGATCTCGTCTTGGCTTGCCTCTCAGATCGTGCAGCCCGGCGCCAAGGCGGCATGACCATGAGCTCCCTCACCCAAACAGCGCCGCGGCCGGCGCGCGACGTCGACCTCTCCAGCGCCGTTGCCGCTTATTCCGGCCGGCATCTTCTCGGCTGGATTGCCGAGCGGTCCGATCGCTGCGAGGCGATCTGTCCCGATGGCAAAAGTCTAGGCTTGTTCAACAGCGCGCGCGCGGCTTGGGCCGCGCTCTCCGAACAGCAAGGGGTGAAGTAGCGATGGCGCAGATCGTCCCATTTCCCCCCGCGCGTCGTGTCGATTTCGTCGAGCGCCACGCCCGCATGATCGCCGGAATGTCGGCAGAGGCAGGCGAAGGCCATATGCAACGCCAGATCGATATCCAGCGGCAGACGCTGGAGCGGAAAGGCGTCGCCGCGGACCTGATCGAAGCAGAGTTGAAGGCGCTTGAAAGCGCAATCCGCGCCGCGTTGTGGCGCACCATCATGGCGCCGGGAGGTCGCGCGTGATGAGTAGCGCTTGGAAAGGTGCCGATAACTCGCGGAAACGAAAGGCGCGAGCGCTTCCGACGGGCTCGGGTTACTGCGTCCCTCTCCCCTGTGACTTGCTTGCGAGCCCCGCCTGGGCGGCTCTGTCCCGTCAGGGTGTGCGGCTGTTGACGGCTCTCATGATTGAGCATGCCGAACATGGTGGGGAGGAGAACGGGAGCCTGAAGGCACCATACGACACGCTCAAAGGTGTCCTTCGCCGCGAGACAATCAAGGACGTCATCCACGAGGCGAAAGCCCTCGGGCTTATCGACGTGGATTTCGGAAAGCGGGCGCATGGGTCCAGGCGACTCCCGTCAACATACCGCCTCACATGGTTGGGGACGCCGGACGGCCTGATGGCAACTAACGAGTGGAAGGCGATCAAGACCGAGGAAGACGCACGGCAGAAGATCGCAACCGCCAAGGCCAAGCTGGAGCACGAGCGCGCTGTGAAGAGAGCCACGCGGGCGGACCGAGCCGCCCGCGGCAACAACTCACAAGCGAGGGCCGCATGATCACAATTTTTCCCCAGTACCGTTTTTCGCAATTACCAGTACCGGTTTCCACACAAAAAGTAGGAAAACCGGTACTTGGTGAAAAGTCCGAATTCCACAAAGCCCAACGAAATCAATACCCGTCTCACTTCCCCACCAAGTACCCCCTGGGGGAACTGCTATCTAGATTCTGGCTATAGGGGGACGCCGTGAGCAGCACCGCGACCCTGGCCGCCATCAGTCGCGAACTCGACGAAGCCGCCGAACAGGCACGGCTCGGCTACGAGTTCTCGCCCGGCTCCTACACGTATTCAGCACTGCGGGCTTGCCTGTCCGCACGCGACGCCTTCGCAGCCTATCGGGCCATCGTGGACGATGAGACGGGCCGGCGCCCTCAAGGCGCCGGGCACACTGAACGGGGGCTGACATGACGGACCTGAATGAAATTAGCGCGGCCAAACCTTCTGCAGATTTGCAGTCGCACGTGACGGTCAAGCAGGTGGCCAAGGCGATGAACGTGTCGGAGCGCAGCGTGTACATGGCGGCGAAGGTATGTCGCCTGCGCCCCGACCTGGAGGCGGAAGTGATGGCGGGCCGGATGTCACTGAACGAGGCGCACCGGCTCGCCACGGGACGGCGGAAGGCCACGACTTGGGATCGCTTGGTCGCGGCCTGGAACAACGCGAGCGACGACGATCGGGGTCGCCTGATCCTGCAGATTTTGCGAGCCCTGCCGTGATCAGCGTTTTGCCTTCAAGCCGAGTTCGACAAGCCGGCGGATTGCTTCCGGCCGGGTCGGCGGGTCGTCCTGCCGCTCGATCCAACGATCGATCTCGGCGAGCTGTTCGTCGGGCAGACGGACCAGAATGCCGGCCTTGCGGCCTCCGGTTGACGGACGGCCACGCCCTTTTTTTTGGATATCCCGAATTGACTTCACCATGAAAAAGGGATATCCCAAAAGTGAGCCGAGAGCAAGGTGCAGCGCGCTCCCGGCCTTAGCCAACCGCTGCAAGGCTGTTTCCGTGATGACCCGGTCTGATGGCGCGCTCGGCGCGCAACGGGTCGTCGCGCCCTGAACCACGCCGCACGGCACCGGGGCAGCCGCGCGGCGATCACCAGCCCCACCACAGAAGGAAAACACCATGACCACCGATGACAACTTCAAGAAACGCCGATCGACCACGATCCTGATCGAGCTGACGCGCCGAATTTACGATCAGTGCATCGAACAGGGACGCGAGGATCTGGCGAACGGCGTATGGCTGCTTGAAAAGCTCGCTCTCGCGAACCCGGAAGCGGTGCGCAACAGCCGGGCCGAACTGCTCGACGTCCTGAAGCAAGACGACTGGTTGATCGAGACTGCCGCGCACCTCGACAGCTACAATCGCGCCCTGGTCGAACGCCAAGACGCCAACCTCCAGTAATCCCCAAACGGCTCGGCATGGCGTTGCAGCGCCATTGCCGAGCCTCACCTGACCCACCCTCGGATTGGAGAATCCACATCATGGCTCAAGCTGAAACGTCAAATACCACACCCACCGCGACACCGTCACCCGCCGGACAGGAAATGACCGCCGCGCGGATCCTGGCGAACGCCCGCAATGGCTTCGTCATGGTCAACACCAAGCTTGGCGAGGCCATCGCGGCGCATCGGACCGCGTTCGCTCAGGCACAGCGCAGCAACGATATCGAGGAGCACCGCGCCGCCGGGCATGCCCTGCGCGCCGTTGTGCTCGCCAGCGCGCGGCGGACACCGGGCGGGCTCGAACAGCAACTCGCCTATCTCTCTGAACAGCCGTTGTCGGCATGGGTTTTCCCCATCGGCGACATGACCGCGTCAGAGGTGCGGGATAGCACGCTGGCGATGGTGCGGGCCGACCTCGAAGCTGGGGCCGCAGCATGAGCACGGTTCTGGCAATGGACCTGGAGGAACCGCTCGACAAAATCGAGGATTTCAGCTTGGCGCTTATGTTGATTTTTTCGAAGGATCGCGACGACGAAGGACCGAACGTCGACCGGGCACTCCATCGCCTCGCGATGGAAATCCACTCGCAAGCGAAAATCATTGAACAGTACATCGCGAAAACGGAGTGCGCAGCATGAGCACGGTCGAAACCAGCACCAACGATCTGCCGACTCTCGACAAGCCTCCGGCCGGATGGCACGTCCTCAGCGTTGCGCGTAGCGCCAGCCGGTCACGGGACTGGCTGGCACTCATGATCGACGTCGAGCCCGACGACCTCAAGAACTGCGAATGTGACTTCCCGGCCAAGCTGTGGGTTCACCCGAAGGAGTACCGGCCCGGACCGCGCCGCGCACAGCAATGCTGGGTTCGCGTCCCCGGAAAACATCGCAGCGAGGACGCGGCTTTCGAGGCCGCTGAAACCATGGCCGCGGTCAAGCACTGATTAGCCAAATCACCACCACGACACGACCCGCCGGCCCTCAAAGCCGGCGGGTTTTTCGCCTCTGCGAACTCAGCAGGATTCGCGGCGGCCCACATCGCGGCGGCACGCTCCTCTCTGCGCGCTTCTACTGTACCAACTTGGTGCAGTGAATTAGCCTCTACCCACTGCCCAAAGCTCTTGTCGTCGTCGGGGTTGAACAGCTTCCGCCCTTCGTTCAACGCCGCGCAGGAACGTGGCGAAGTAGCGACTAGGGCAGACCAGAACCTTCTTCCGAACGAGAAGAAGGTTTCAGTAGCGGATATCGGCCTAACTCACAAAGACAGCCACGAAGCCCGCCTAATCCGAGATGCCGAGACGGCCGACCCTGGCGAGGTCTTGTGAGTTGCGGAGTACTTGGCGGGCTTGCGAGAGACGGGCACCGCTAAAATCTTTACTCAGTAAATCTTTTTCGCTCTTGTTGCCGCGGCCCCTCTTTTCCGGTTCCGGGTAGATCATCGCCACCGCCATCGCGCGTTGGCCCGCGCTCATGTGGCGGCGGTTGATGTTCACCAGCGTTCGCCGCCTTCCGTCCCGCTGCGGTTCGATGAAGCGCAATGCGTACTAATCGACGCTGACAGATACTAACTGTTTGTGCGCTACGTCCGGCGCGATCTGGCAAGGATTATTCATTCTTGGCCACGAGGGCGTCCCACGGAGGTTTTCGGCCCGTTGAACTACGCCGAATATCTGCTACGCATGTAGTATGTCGGATCACGAACTAATCACTTCTGAGGTGTGTGCACTCGCCGGCGTCAAGCCGGTCACGCTGTCGGCGTGGCGAAACCGGCTCGGCTTTCTGCCACGCCATGACGAGCGCCAATGCCGATACTCGTTTTCTGATCTGGTGGCGACGCGCCTGATGGCGATCCTGACTGAACGCGGTGTCGCAGCAAGCGACGCGCTGCGGATCGTCGCCACAATCGTCGAGGAAGTCGATCTTGATCAGCCGGGCTGCGCCAAGGTCGCAGTTGGCCGGCAACCCGACGGCGAGCTGGCGGCGCGAACATTCTATTGGGGAGCTAACGACATTCACGATTTCGCTGACGATGTCATCATCGTCATTTCGGTCGGCGCCATCGCATGGGCCATGTATCTCGGCATCTGCCAGCTCCGCGGCCTCGCCCCCAAGATCAATCAGGTGGCCGCATGAGCATCCTTGGCAAAATCACTCGCCTGTTCACCCGAAATTATGAAGCCGCGCAAGGCGGCCGGCGCTGGCGCAACGCTGGCGAGATGGCCGCGCCGCTCTCGGCGATGCACGCCGCGCGGGGTACGCTCGCCAGACGAGCCCGGTTCCTGGTGGCAAACAATCCGCTGGCGTCATCCGCTGCCGAGGGATGGGTTTCGGGCCTGATCGGCAGCGGCATCAAAGCGCAGAGCGCACACAGCGACGCCGCGCTACGCCAGCGCCTGAACCTGGCGCACGAAAATTGGACGGACAGCGCGGACGCCGACGGCCTGAGCGATCTGTATTTCTTGCAGGCGACGATGGTCCGGCAAATGGTGATCGCGGGCGAATGCTTCGCCGCGCTGATCACGGACAACGGACGGCTGCGCATCCGATTGTTGGACCCCGAGCAGATCGACCACAGCCTCAACCGTGAACTCGGAGACGGCCGGAGGATCATTCAGGGTATCGAGTTCAGCGCGACCGGCCAGCGTGTCGCATACCACGTTCTGCCGAGCCCGCCGGGCCTGCCGTTCGCCGCGCTGCCGCTCACGCCGGTTCGCGTTCCGGCCGAAGACATAGTGCATCTTTTCAAGCCCGAGGTTCCCGGCGCCGTCCGCGGCGTGTCGTGGTTCGCGCCGGTGCTGCTGCGGCTCGCCGATCTGGAGGACTGGCGTTCAGCGCAACTCATGCGCCAGAAGGTCGCGGCGATGTTGGCGGGCTTCGTCACCAGCCCCGATGGATCAGGCCAGCCGTTTGACGGCACACAGACCGGCGCAACGCTCGAAGGAGGTCTTGAGCCGGCTACCTTGAAGTACCTGGCGCCCGGGGAAAACATCATATTCAGCGAGCCTGCCAAGATCGGAGAGGAAGTCGTCGACTTCGCGCGGATCACCGAAAGAGAGATAGCAGTCGGGCTCGGCTTACCGTCGTCGACCCTCACGGGGGACTTGTCCGACGTGAATTACAGCTCGATCCGCGCCGGCCTGGTCGAATGGCGGCGCCGGACCGAGGCACTGCAGCATGGCGTTATTGCTTTCCAGGCGCTGCGGCCGATTTGGCGACGCTGGGCAACCCTTGAGGTTCTGAGCGGGCGCTGTAGCGGCACCGTGGAAGCCGCGCTGCCGGTCAAATTCATCACCCCCCGTCAGGCGTGGGTCTCACCGAAAGACGACGTCCAAGCCGAGTTGGCCGCCATCGCCGGTGGCCTCATGTCCCGCCGCGAAGCCGTCGCTTCCCGCGGCGTCGATATCGAAGCACTCGACGCTGAGATCGCAGCCGATAAGGCGCGCAGCGACGCGCTCGGGCTGGTGTTCACCGCAAAACCGAAACCCACGGCAGCCGAGCTGATCGCCACGGCGAGCGAGGAAAGCGAATGACGATCGAAACCCGCAGCGCTCCGGATCTTCTCACCCGCGAGGCGCCGATCCGCGCGACGAGCTGGGACGCGGAAACCCGCACCGTCGAAGTGGTGCTGTCAGTCGGCGCATCGGTGGCTCGGTTCGATGCCGCCGGAGAGTATGACGAGATCCTTGAACTACGCGGAGCCAAGGTGCCGGCGCTGCTGCCGCTGCTGAACAATCACAATCGGTTCGATCTGGAGGGCCGGATCGGCGAGGTCACCAACGTCAAGCTGGTGCGGGGCCAGTTGATCGGCACCGCGAAGTTGTCCCGCCATTCGACGTTGGCGCAGCGCATCGCTGCCGAACTCGGAGAAGGAACTAAGTACGGAGTTTCGATCGGCTACCGCGTGCAAGCGTGGTCAGAACGGATGAACCCCAAGACCAACCGGCGCGAGAAGGTGGCGAGGTCCTTCGACGTGCTTGAAGCGAGCCTCGTCAGTGTCCCGGCCGACCCGGCCGCAACAACTCGGAGTTATGCAATGGAAGACGAAACCACCAACGACCAGACCATTACCACCGCGCCGCCGGTTCAGACCCGCGCGCAGATCAACGCCGAGATCCGCAGCATCGCCGCCACCGCTGGCCTGCCGAGCACTTGGGCCGACCAGCAGATCGACGCCGAAGTGAGCCTCGACGCGGTCCGCGCCGCTGCGCTGCAGGAAATGGCGACGCGCAACGCCGCGGCGGCCTCGATCCGCACCACCGCCGCAACCGTGATCCACGACAACAGCGACCCGGTGGCGATCCGGTCCGCGATGGCCGATGCACTGGCGCACCGCCTGGCGCCGGGCGTGTGCAAGCTTGAAGGTCGGGCGGTTCAGTACCGTGGCACTCGCATCCTTGATCTGGTCGGCGACCTGGCAGTCGCAAACGGCGAGCGCATCAACGTCCGCGACCAAGACGCGCTGTTGCAGCGAGCGGTTGGTGCTCATTCCACTTCGGACCTACCGCTTCTGCTGGCGGACGCGACGAACAAGGCGCTGCTCGCTCAGTACCAAGTCGCAGCGCCGACCTACCGCAAGATCGCGGCGCGGAAGCCCTTTGTGGACTTCAAGGCTCACCAATTCCTGCGCGTCGGCGACTTCCCGGCCTTCTCTGAGATCAAGGAAGGCGGCGAGGTCAAATACGGATCGATCAGCGAGAACGCCGAGAAGGTCACGGCGAAGGAATACGGCACCGGCATTGCGATCGGCCGGCGCGCTTTGATCAACGACGACCTCAGCGCTCTGTCGGACTTCTCCAGCATGATCGCGATGCGCGCCGCGGTCGACGAGAACCGCTTGGCTTACGCGGTCCTGATCGCCAACGGCGCCCTGTCGGATACCAAGGCGATCTTCCACACCGACCACGCGAACAAGGCTTCATCGGGCACGGTGCTGGACGGCGACAACGTCGCCGCCGCAGTGGCCGCGCTCCGGGCACAGAAGAGCCTCGACGGACTGGTGTTGAACCTGCAGCCGGCATTCCTTGTGGTCGGACCGCAGCAAGAGGTGGCGGCACGCAAGCTGCTCGCCACGATCACCGCGACCAAAGCGTCGGATGTAAACGTTTGGTCCGGCTTCGCTGAGCTGGTGGTCGACGCTTCGATCACTGATAAGCGCTGGTATGTGTTCGCCGCACCGAGCGCCGCGCCCGTGCTTGTTTACGGCTATGTGGCCGGAAGCGAAGGGCCTGTTGTTCGCTCCGAACGCGACTTCAATACCCAAGCGATCAAGGTGGCCAGTTCGCTCGATTTCGCGGTCGGCGCGATCGACTATCGGGGCGCTTATTTCAATCCGGGCGCCTAACCCATGGCTGACCTCGTCAACATCGATGGCGCCGACGTCGATATCGAGAACCCTTGCGAAGTCGTCACAGCGCTTCGGAAAGTGGAACTCAAACTCGCCGCCGGCGCCGCAGTGGTGCGAACACGCTTCGGCGAGGACGAGGTCCAGTTCACCGCGGCCAGCATGATCCGGTTACGGGAGCTGATCGCGGAATACGAGCGCAAATGTGCAGCCCGGCAGGGCCGGCGCGTCAACACCTTCCTTCCGACCTTCAACAAAGGATTCGATCGATGAAAAATTTCTTGCAGCAAGGGGACGCGATCGCCGTCCCGGCCCCCGCCGACGTTAAGTCGGGTGATCTTGTGGTTGTTGGCTCGCTGTTCGGCGTGGCTGCCACCGATGCCGACAACGGCGCCGACGTCGTGCTGAACACGAGCGGCGTCTACACCCTCAACAAGAAAAGCGCCCAAGCCTGGACTGTCGGCGCGGCTATCTACTGGGACAGTGAGAACGGCGAGGCCACCACGGCGGCCGACGACGGCGGCACCCCGACCCCGACGGCCTTTTTGCAGATCGGCCACGCGGTCGCCACCGCTGCCAATCCGAGCGCAACCGGCGTTGTTCGGCTCAGCATCTAATCAGTGGGCGGTAACCATAGCGGCGTGATCAGTCGTTGAGCGTTGCGCGTTCCGCCCGAGTGACATGAGGCGCGTACCGCACGATCAGGTTGGAGTGATGCCCCAGGCGCAGAACCGCACGTGATCTCCTTACCACGTGCCCCCAAGCGCTCCCGCCGTCCCCGCCAACGGGGACGGCATCAACCCGAACCGGAGCCGATCGATGAACGAGATCCCAGCTACCGCACGCATTCTCGCCGAACTATCCGAACGGATCACCGCGCCGGCCCGTGCTGTCGCCGCGATCGTCGAGAGCATCCACCGCAACCGCTATCACCCACCGGAGTTCATCAATGACTGACACCGTAACCGTCCAACTGAGCAAGCCGATCACCCACGAAGGCAAGACGATCACCGAACTGGTATTCAATGAGGCTACTGTCGGCGATGCCTGCCTTGCTGATAGCGTCAAGGGCGAGACCAGCAAACTTCTCGCTATTCTTTCTGGGATGAGCGGCCAGCCGATGCCGTTGCTCATGAAGCTGTCGTTTCCTGATTTCAACAAGGTGGTCAACGCGACGGTGCCTCTCATGGGGGAGCTGCAACAGCAGTCGGATGGGTCGATGCCGTAGCGCTGATTGCCTCCGAGTTATCGACGCCAATTTCGGAAGTCGAGCGCATGAGCCCGACGAAGGCGCTGCAGTATCACGCCGCGGCGATCCGATTAATCAGGGCAAAGAACGGGACAAATTAGATGTCAGTGCTCACGTCAAAATTGATCCTTGAACTGATCGATCGGCTGACCGGGCCAGCGAAGAAGGCCAACGCCGCGTTGACCTCATTGAAGGCCGCGCAGGCGCGCAACAGTGCCATGCTCGCCACGACCTCGCAAAAGCTGGTTGTGGCCGGTGCTGCAGCCTACGGCCTCGCCAGAGGCATCGGCGCCCCCATCAAGGCGGCGATGGCCTTTGAGTCTGCAATGGCCGACGTCCGAAAAGTCGTCGATTTCGAGCAGCCCGACGGCCTGAAAAAGATGAGCGCCGACATCATCGAGATGTCGAAGCGCATCCCGATCGCGGCGACTGGCCTTGCACAGATCGCCGCAGCGGCCGGCTCGGCTGGTATGAGAGAAAGTGAAATCGCAGCATTCACGGAGATGACCGCAAGGTTGGCGACCGCGTTCGATATGACGGCCGGCGACGCTGGCGAGGCCATGGCCAAGGTTAAAACCGCGCTTGGCCTCACTGTGGAAGAGACAAGCGCACTCGCCGACGCGTTCAATCATCTGTCGAACAATATGGCGGCGAAGGCGCCGCAAATTCTAGATTACATGAAACGCGTTGGCGTTTCTGGACGGCAATACGGGTTTTCGGCTGAACAAACCGCAGCCCTTGGTGCTGCGATGATCGCGGCTGGTGCGGAATCCGAAGTAGCGGCGACGTCGTTCCGCAATATCGGCAAGGCGCTGTCGAAGGCCGACAATGTTTCGAAGGATACCGAGGCCGCATTCAAGAAGCTCGGCCTAACATCAATGGCCGTCACGAAGGCCATGCAAAAGAACGCCGTCGGTACGTTCAAGGCGGTGCTTAAGCGTGTGGCGAAGCTGCCCAAGTATCTGCAAAAAAGTGTCCTTACCCAGATCTTCGGCGAGGAAGCGCGCGGGATGGACCCGCTCGTCGATAACGTCAAACTCCTCGACGACTCGCTCGGGATGGTCGCGACCAAAACGAACTACCTCGGCTCGGCGACAAAGGAGTTCAAGGCAAGAACGGAGACCACAGCGAATGCTGTCCAGCTATTTAAGAACAGGCTGGAAGCGCTATCGATCGCGATCGGCGTGGCACTGCTCCCAGGTGTGAGAGACGCAACGACGGCGATGAACCCACTGATTGAGCGGCTGACAAAGTGGGCTGAAAGCAACCCCGCCATTGTTCGAGCTGTGACACTCACGACGGCCGGATTGATTGGTCTTCGCATTGCCGCGCTTGGCCTGAAGTTCGCATTCGGCTGGCTCTGGGGCGGCGCCCTTTGGGTCGCGCGTGGCGCTCTGGTCGCGCTGGGTGCGGCATCCGCGCCTCTTACAATCATCCTCGGCACGCTCGGCGCCGCTGCGATTTATGCCTACAACAATTGGAACGAGATCCTGCAGTTGTGGCAGCGCCTGAAGGAGCCTTGGCTAAATCTGGGCACTACGATTTCGGCAACGTGGGAGAAGATCGCCGCGCCGATGCGGACCAAGCTCGCCGAGATCGTCACCGCAGTGCGGGAGTTGCCGGAGAAGGTGAAGGCTGCGGCCTCTGGGATGTACGATGCCGGCGTGGCGCTGATCACTCAGCTCTGGGAGGGTATGAAAGCCAAGGTGCATGCGCTGCTCGGCTGGGTTTCAGGCATTGGGTCGCGGATCAAGAGCGCGATTGGTCTTGGCGGTGCGGCGCCTTCCGGTAGTCCGGCTGTTGCCGGCTCAAGGGCCACGGGCGGCCCGGTGCAGCGGGGCAAGTCTTACCTGGTCGGCGAGCGCGGCCCTGAACTCTGGCAAGCACCGGGTAGCGGCCGCATCCTCGACACCATGGATACCGTGCGCGCAATCAAGAGCGCGGCACTGGCCGGCGCAGCGCGGCACGCCGCAGGCGGTGCCAACATCAGCGCGCCAATTACTATCAGCATCCAGGCCGCCCCCGGTCAGTCACCCGAGGCCATCGCCGCAGCGGTTGAGCGCCGCTTGTCCGACAAGCTGAACCAGCTGTCCCGCGGCGCCTATTCCGACGGCTCATACACCTAACAGGGGGCAGCAATGGCAGAGGTTCGCATCCGCTGGGCCGACGATAATCTCAAGCGCTTCGGCAAGCAGATCGCCGCGCTCAACGAGGGCTTCCCGAAAGAACTGCCGCGGATCATCAATAAGGTTGGTGATCGCGCCAAAACACAGGTGATCCGCAACCTGACGAAGCAAACCGGCCTGCCGCGCGCAACGATCGTGAAGGCGATCGGCAACCCGAACCAAGCCCGCACCGGGAAGCTGTCATACGAGATGGTCACCCGTGGCGGGAATATCCGGCTCAAGTATCTGTCACCGCGGGAGACCAGAGCCGGCGTCGTGGCGAAGCCATGGGGCAAGCGAACCTTGTTCGCCGGCACGTTCATGAAGGGCGGGCGCTTCCCTGACCGCAAGGTCGTCGCCAAGTTCGACGGCCACGTGTACCGCCGCCTCAACACCTCGGGCACCAAGATCACCCAAGCGCGCTCCGGCATGTTCATCCCAACTGAGATGACCACCGGCGCAACCAAAGCAGCCTTCGAGGCGATCGCTGGCCCGCTGTTGCAGCAGCGCGTCGAAGCCGCACTAACCAAGCTGCTCAAATGACTGTAGCAGCCCCGTACAGTGGCGTTGTGGCCGTCCGCTATCACCCTACGTCAGTGCCACGCCAACGCATCCACGAGCCCCGCAGCGGCGGCAATCGGCCTTCTGTGTGCCAGCAATGGCGGGTCCTTCCCAGTGGCGAGGTGGAGCGGGGGCGCGCGACCCCGGGATTTCGTCCTATGAAGAAATTCACACAGCTTAATTTTGGCGTTTTGTAACGTGCTGAAAATTAAGAAGAAATATCGGGACCCCAATCTATCCAAGAGCGCGTTTGCCCGCTCGCTCGGGCTGACGCCGGCCCGTGTCTCACAAATGATCAAGGACGGGCTGCCCGTTGAGCCGAGCGGCAAGATCAACCCCGAGCGCGGGCGTGCATGGGTCCGTGTCAACGTCGATCCGCGGCGCAGCGCGATGCGGCCCGGTGCCGTGGTTGCTCCGGCTGTCCCGAGCGAGCGGGACCGGCTGGCGCGTGAACAGGCCGATGCCGTCGCGCTGAAGAACCAGAAGCTGCGCGGCGAACTGGTGTCGGCTGCGGAGGTGGAAAAGGGCTGGTCCGATATCCTGCGCCGGGTCCGGTCCAAGGTGCTGGCCGTGCCGGCTCGGGTCCGGCAGATGAATCCGCACCTGACCGCACGCGATATAGCGTCGATCGATGCCGAGCTACGCCGCGCCCTTGAGGATCTTGCGGGGGCGGCCGATGAACATTGAAGACATCACGCGCAACGCCCTGGCCGCGCTGCGGCCGCCACCGCGGCAGAAGCTGAGCGAGTGGATCGAGGGGAATGTCTACCTGCCCGATGGCGTGTCGGCGCTGCCCGGCCTGGTGAGGCTCTGGCCGTTTCAGAGAGAGATCGCGGACGCGATCGGCGACCCCGCAATCGAGCGGGTGACGCTCGTCAAAGCTGTTCGATGCGGATTTACAACACTACTCACAAGCGCGATCGGCTCATTCATCGCCAATGATCCGGCGCCGATCTTGGTCGTGTTACCTACCGAGGCGGATTGCCGAAGCTACGTCGTCAGCGACATTGAGCCGGTATTCGCGGCCTCGCCGGTGCTGGCCGGCGTGCTTGGTGACAGCACAGACGGGCGCGGTCGCAACACGCTGCTGTCACGGCTGTTCCCCGGCGGTTCGCTCAAGGTTGTCGCGGCGAAGGCGCCTCGCAACTTGCGAGGTCATAACGCCCGCGTGCTGCTCGTTGACGAAGTCGATGCAGCCGAGATCACGGCGGAAGGGCCGCCGGTGGCACTGGCCGAACGCCGGACTTTGTCATTTCCTGACCGACGGATCATCATCGGATCGACGCCGGTTTCCGAGGAAACGTCGTATGTGCTGCGCAGCTACGCGCTGTCGGATCAGCGCATCTTCGAGGTGCCATGCCTCGATTGCCGCGGCCTGAATGAAATCCAGTGGAAGGACATTCAATGGCCGGAGGGCCAGCCGCACCTGGCGCATTACGTCTGCCCGAGCTGCGGCAGTGTGATCGACGAGCGCCACAAGCCCGAGATGGTGGAGGCCGGGCTATGGCGTGCGACGCGGCCCGAGGTGACGGATCACGCCGGTTTCAGGCTCAACGCCCTGGTGTCGCTGCTCGGCAATGCGAGCTGGGGAAAACTCGCCACTGAGTTCGTCACTGCGAAGTCTGACGCCGGGATGCTGCAGGTGTTTGTGAACACGATCTTGGCGCAGGGCTGGCGCGAACAGGGCGAGGAGATCGACGACGCGGCGCTGGCGCGGCGGGCCGAACCGTTCTCACTGGATATGCTGCCCGAGGAAGTCTTGGCGATCACCGCCGGCGTTGACGTGCAGCGGGACCGGCTCGAAGCCACGTTGATCGGCCACTCGCGCGACAACGCGATGTTCATTCTTGGGCATGTTGTAATTTGGGGCCTGCCAGATCACGACACGACATGGGCCGCGCTCGACGATCTGCTCAAGACGCGTTTCCAGCACCCCTACGGCGGCAAGCTGGCGATCGACGCCGCGGCGGTGGATAGTGGCGACGGCTTATCGATGGAGCGTGTCTATGCGTTCTGCTGGCCGCGATCGTCGCGGCGCGTGCTGGCGATCAAGGGCGTCGCGGGCAACCGGCCCTTCATCGAACGGACCCGCCAGAAGAACATGCGTGGCGCGCTGTGGATCGTAGGGGTCGACGGCATCAAGGCGCATCTGGCCGCACGCCTGACCCGTGGCACGTCTATCCGCTTTTCAAACACGCTACCGGCGAGCTGGTACGAGCAACTGGCCTCTGAGCGCGCGGTGGTTCGCTTCACGATGGGACAGCCGAAGCGCCGGTTTGAGCGCATCCCCGGCCGGCAGGCCGAAGCCCTGGACTGCACCGTCTATGCGATCGCAGCCCGGCAAATCCTCACGACCTTGAATTGGGACGCGCGCGTCGAGGCGCTGCGCAACCCCGAGATCACCGCAGCACCAGTGGTGCGGCCCCGTGTCATTCGTTCAGCGTGGGTGGATTCGTGATGGCGAAGCGTGCACCTCACTTCAATGGTTATGTGGCCTACCGCTACGGCACCGGACGACCGATCACGCTGGCCGGCCAGCCGCGGGTTGACGTGGTGCCGCCCGCACGCCGCGACACGATCACGTCAGCAACGATCACCATTCTGGAGGGCTGGCGGTCCTCCAAGTTCGAGTTCGAGGGCGCTTGCCGTCATGGTGTCCGCGCCGGCTTGTGTCTCGACGGTTTCTCGTATCACTCCGCCGATGCATGGTCCGCGAAGATCGTCGGCGAGGCGCTGCGCCGCATCGGGGCGAGCCGTCCGACGTGGGGCGAAGGCCAGCCGGAATGGACGCAATACGCCTATGCGCCGATTGAGCACGTCGATTGCGAGCGGTGCGGCAAGCCCCTGACCGACGCCAAGGCGGGGCAACGATTCTGTAGTGCTGTTTGCTACAAGGCGGCCGCGTCGCTGCGCCATGCCCGGCTGCGGCGGGTGACGGATGCGGCGGAGCGAGCGGCGATAGCCGCGGCGAGCCTACGGGCTCGGCGCGACGCGACACGGCTGCACAAGACCAAGGTTTGCGAGAGCTGTGGCAACGTCTTTGAGGGCGCCAACCGTCACGCCCGGTTCTGCAGCTTGAAGTGCTTCGGCGATTCGCTGCGCACGCCGCATACCTGCATTCACTGCGGCGCGACGTTCATGGCGAAGGCGAGCAAAGGCCGGAAATACTGCAGCTCTGCATGTTCGGTCGAAGCCCGGAAGCAACCGCCGCCACCGCCACCGGCGCCGCTTGCCGAGCGGGTGTGCGGCTGGTGCGGCACTACGTTCCAGCCGGCGCGCAAGGACAAGTTTTTCTGCACCAAGAACTGCGCCCGCAACGATCGCAAGAAGCGGAAAGATGCCCCGGCCTTCATCTGCGAGGCTGCTGAATAACGCGCAGAGAAGGCCGCAGGCGCGTTTTTGTGTCTGCGGCTAGGTGTGTAGCGGCGAGACGGTAAATCGCACCAGCGTGGCTTATTTCGAGGGGAAACGGCTGTTACGGCGACGCCGACTCGTCGCCGAGCAAGTACATCCCCAACTCATCCTGGAGCTTGCGCAGATAATCGCGAAGTTCGGCCGCGCATCGTTCGCGCTTGTCGGCGCTCTTGGCCTGCCGACGTTCGGCCGCCATGTTGACGGATGCCTGAGCAACACTGGTCACGTTCACGTTGCGGCAACTGTCCAGAATCTCGCCAACGACGGCGAGGTGCAGGCTTTCCCAATTGTCAGGCGAGTTGAACCGCAACCAGCGAACGCGTTCTCGCCAATCGGCGTATTGCTCTCGTGTCGGCATGTCCATGGCTCAACCTTCCTTCGTCGCAGGCCGAATCACAAGCCGCAGTTGCAGGCTGTCCACTGTCCGAACGGACAGCCGGGCGCCAAGGGCACGCACAGTGTGCGTACTGCGGGCCGCGGCGGTGCTATCGTCCCGGCCATGAGCCTCAAGATCACCCTTGGCGAGATGCGCGCTGCCGGCGCGCGGGCCGTGCTGGTCTATTGCCGCGCCTGCGGTCATGGCACGCGGCTTGATGCCGATCGCTGGCCGGATGACGTGCGGCTGTCCGATCTTGAGCCCCGGTTCACCTGCAAGGCGTGTGGCGCCCGCGGCGCCGATGTCCGGCCGGACTACAGCGGCGGGCAGCGAGACGGCGGGACGATCTATCGGCGCTGA